GTTATCTGCCTTTCTTAGTCCCCTTCCGATACTCTGTAACACTCGGATCTGGGATTTGCTAGGAGAAGCGAATATAATATTATGTAGGTTGCGTATATTGATGCCCGTACTGAAGGTTCCCATAGAGGCGACGATAATCGCTTTATCAGAACCCTCTACGATACCTCGAATCGCCTCCCTGTCTGATGTATCTGTACCACCATGAACATAGAAAGTGTTGTCGTTCTTTTCCTTTATTAGTTTATGTAGTGGTTCACCATGCTTCTCCACGAACTGAAACAGAACAAGTGTGTTCCCTGTCTGTGTCAACGCAAGGTTTCTGATCAGGTTGTTTCTGGGTTCGTGAGTAACGATCCAGTCGACTTCCTCCTGATAGTTGAAGTCCTTCGCCTTCCTACGCATTTCTTTGGGGTAGTCAAGGAGTATGATGTCGATGTTTAGTTTAGATAGAGTACCTGCGTCCTGTAGATCGCGTGTGAATGTGACTCGTTTGGTAGGACCGAATAGACCTTCAAGAACCAACTTGTTCACCTGCGTCCCGTCAAGAGTCCCTGTCGTGCCAAATCGATACTCTGCCTCTGTACACTTGTCCATAAGGGTGCTGAGTGATTTCGCCTTGAATAAGTGGCACTCGTCACCGAACACCGTACCGAACTGCTCAAACCATTCCTTGCCTAATCTATAGACTGACTGCCAAGTTGTTATGATGATCGGTTTCTTAGTGTTCTTGTCCTTCCCTGAGTAGATCTTGTGGCAGTTCGCCTCGACATCATACCCATAGTCTTCAAAGTCTTTGTACATTTGCTCAACAAGAGATGTGGTCGGTACCACGACGAGTACACTCATCTCATTTGCTTCGTGACACTGACGCATCAGGTTGTAGATGATGAAAGACTTACCCGATCCGGTGGGTGAGAGTAGGAGGCATCTCTTTCGCTCAAGTCCGTGGGTCACTGCCTCATACTGGTACTCGCGCAGTTCAAAGGGCATCTTGTAACTCGTCATGTCCTTCACGAGTTGTTGGTGATCCACCTTCTCTTTGGCATTGGGCAGTCCGTAGTCGGAATTTTTCATCTGGACATGATAGTGTCGGTCGGAAGCGAACTTACAGAGTTTCGCAAACAAACCAACATGGAGTTCGCATGTCAATGAGTTGAAGAGACGGATCTTACCATCCCACTGCTTCCTTCGGAACGCAGGCATGAACTTTGCGCCTGGAACCATGAAGGAAAAGTACTCAGACAGTTCGTGCCTAACAGAAGGTTCGCATACCACTGCCATGTTGGAATGGTTCTGCATTTGTACTGTTAGAGTTTCCATACCTTACCCACCTGCCTCGAATCGTCTTACCTCGATGATGTTCTTGATGGTGTTTGACCTCCACTTGAGAACATCTACGATTTCCTTGAGTGTATCAACGAGGGTCTTATAGTAGACCACCTTGGATTCACTATCTTGGATCTGAGTATCTGACTCGTACCAATAGTTCATGTCGGTCTTCATAACCTTGAGACCATCGAAGGGATCTGGTTCCCAACCATTCTCAACGGTTTCTTCTTGTGACATCTTACCGTTGTACCAGAGGAACTTCTGCTTGAGAAGTGTATGCTGTCTGTTCTCCTCGCGTTTGAGAAGAAGTTTAGACTGAGAATAAAGCATCAAATACTTTGCGTGTAGTTTCGGTGTCTCACGGGAAGCATCATCTAAGTTATGTCCAATCTCACAATCTTGAGACCATTGCTCAAGAATACCATTTAAATCCATGTATTTTACTCTATGACGAAATATGTAAACCTAAACATCGCATTGAAGGTTGTGTACTCAACCCCTGCGTTCGTTGATTCGAAAGTGATATCTCCTACCGTATGCGGAACGCAATCGTGGTAGGTGATTCTCTTGTTCTTATTGTTTTGGTTTGTCAAAGCAGTGACGACGATGTCACTATGTGATGGCATGTCCGAGAAGTTATCTGGAGCGAGTGCTCGTTGTCGCTTCTCGATCATCTTCCGGTGGGCGAGTCGTTCAATCCAACTGTAGATTTCTTTGTATGAATTGAAGTCCTCATCCAGTAGGACATCCATGCTGAGGTCACCGTACTGGAGTTGTCCTCCTGGCATTGGCGCACTAGCAAAGTTGCGGAAGGGTACCTCAGTCACAGGATTACTAGCACTGGGATGATTGACACGTTGACAGAAGAACGAGAAGTTCCCGAACTGCTGGCGGTCGATCACCACTTGGAATCCAGTGGACTGAAAGAGGTTCGTATTTGTAGAGAGATTATTTGCCATGCAACTATTTATATCACTTTGAACACACTATTATACTGTTCCAGAATAGGAAGTAAAGTGTTAGTAGGGGTTTACAAGTCGATCTGGGCCTGTATAATAAGAGCTGTACACTGTGACGGGTGAATACTATAAGAGTACCCGCACTAGTATCTATTCATAAAAAAACCCCCCACTGTTTCCAGTGGGGGGCGAAGGGTGTCGGGTAAGTTCCGTTTCCGGTTGTTGTTATTATGAACTCTTGTACTCGGGTTCCCCGACGAAGAATCTTAAGGAGTGGTGACTAATACATTGTCAACACGGAAGATTCGGTAGTACTGGTTAGTACGAGCAGTAGCAAGACCGTCAGCAGGAGTAGGACCTACAAATGGGTTGCTTGCCATTCCGTAACGAGTCTTAAACCCGATACGTGGTTGGAAGTCATTCTCACCAACCGCACGAACCATTTGCAGAGGCACGTATGGGCAGTAGAAGACACCAGCGTCGTAAGGGTTAGAACCACGGAAACCAACAGTGACGTAATCGCCGACAGCATAAGGATCGATATAAACCTTGATGCGACCGTTCAATACACCAGCAAACGTGTTGCCAGTATCGTCAACCTGAAGGTTAGTACTCAGGGCAGGAGCATAGTCCAGCATACCAGAAGCAACCAAGACAGTAGCGACGTCTGAAGAACAGATAACGATGTTACCCTTTCCGCGACGAGTTTCTTTCGCAATCTTGTTACACTCGAGGTCGATTTGGACCAGCAGACCTTTGTATCGCTCTACAGACCAACGTCCGTCAGCGTCTGTTGCCAGATCAAAGATACCAGCGGTCTTAGTCTCTTCAGCACCCATCTTCGCTTGACTGTTGATCGTACGAATTACTTCGCGGTTGATCTCAGCAAGGATCTCAGTTGACAGGATGTTTGCCAACTCAGACTCGGCATCCAGACCATGAATTGCTTTCAGGTCTTGTGCCAGTTCGATGGTGTACTCTGCTTTCAACGCACGGCTGCGAGCAGTTACAGTTGCCTTCTCGATGGTGAAACCCATCTCGCCGAACTCGTTTCCGCCTGGAGTACCGAGTGCTTCTGCTTCGCCCGTGGTCATGCCAACACCGAAGTTGTCGGTAATTCCGGGAGGTGCAACAGCAGTTCCGTCAGCAGCGTACAGACCAGAAGGTCCGTGTGTGTGAGGACCAGGCGCCTGACCTTCAGTTTCTGAACCAGCGTAAGCAGTTTGTGCTTCTTGGAACAGTGCCTCTGAATCAGGACCGATACCGTTGTGTGCTTGCATAGCGCCGGCACCGTTGGTCTCGCCCTTGTATTGACTCTTCATAGCGAAGATCAATCCAGTAGGACCAGTCATAGGTTGAACACCACAAACGTCATATGCCATCAAGTTAGGCATTGCACGTCGTACCAGTGAGATCAAGATGGGATCCCAGTTTGAAGCAGCACCAGTACCGCCTTGAGTAGTGGCAACGCCATTACCAGCAGCATTAGCAGCAACTTCGTTCATCATACCATACTGAGCAGCGTCAGTACGGAATTGCGCTTCTTGGTTCTCGAGAAGAGCAGCGGTTACGTTACGTCGATGAGAGTCTTGGATAGTTCCAGCTGACTCTTCATTTAGGACGGGCGACCACTTCTCAACGAGACGATCATATTGTAATTCCATTTTCTTAACTCCTAAAAAGTAATATTAGTCTTTATGTGTTCTTCGGATTGCAGTCAAGTACTGATCCATAGCACTGCCACTAGCAACTGATTCGCTGATAGTGCCCGCATCCTCATCTTCAAAAGATGTAGATACATCCTCAGCGACTGTTACAGTCCCAGAGAAGTGTGCTTCTTTCACAGTTTGTACTTTCTCGCTGAAGATTTCGGTATTCTCGAAGTCTACTGAAGCAAAGAATGTACGGAACTTTTCCGCTTGTGTGTCAGCTAAGTCAGCAACTGCTTCTGAGACGATTGCCTCTTTCTGCATTTCGCTTACTTGCTCCATTAGTCGCATAGACTCTTCGGTCTGGTTAGACAGTGCTTCTTCAAGCTCGTCAACCTGATCCACGAGGTCATCAACTAAGTCGATCTTGGTCTCGGGTACATCAATGTAAGACTCAACAAACAGGTCTTTCATGCCGGTCATGAAATTCTCGGCAATTTCTGTTCGAAGACCATTCTGAATGGCGACCTGATTTTCAGTCATCCATTGCTCAACCACATAGTTCAAGTAGGAATCTACTTTCTCAACGAGTTCGGATTTGGTCTCAGAGAGTTCCTCATCCAATCGCTCTTGATACGTAGACTCTAATCGCTCTACTTCTTCGGCAACCTTAGACTGCAAGGCGGCTTCGAATAAGACGGCAGTTTTTGCCTTGAACTCTTCTGACAGAGTGACTTCAGCGTCACCCAATGCACGAAGTTGCTTCTGATAGGTATCTTCTGCGATTGCATCAGCGTCTACCAGATCTTCTGCCATGACTGATCCGAAGTATGAAGCAACTTCTTCCTTAGTCAGGCCGTTCAACTTCTGATACATAGCATTGATCATAGCACCTTTGCTCGTGACTTCGACACTCTCAGAGTGCTTGTCAGGATCGCCAGCTTTGACTTTCTGCTGTGGTTCAGAGTTCTTCTTATCTCCTTTTCGAGCGGGAGCAGGTTTAGTACCATCAGCGGCCTTATCGGACGCAGCTAGTGCTTTACCTTCTTCACCCTTCTTATCGTATGACATATCAGGTGTACTCTCTTCAGATACTTCCTGCTCATCACGGAGATCGATATTTTTTTCACTCATTGTGAATCTCCTTTCGGTTAAAAGTTTTCTTTAATTGATGAGAGGAAATTTTTATATTCTCTAATCTGTAACTTACCACTAGGGCGAGTTAGCAGGGTAGGAGCAATTTCAATTTCAGTCTCTTGTTCTTCACATATTTCTTGAGCAGTAAGAATACCATTTTGCCAGATCCATTCAACGCCTTCCATAATCCCATTAACAAATGCTCCGGGAGCTGAAGGATCTTGTACGATATCAACCGTACTAAGCGAAAAATCTTCTTTAACGTATGACGCACCGTTGCGCTGTTCAAGACTTCCCATTCCACGAGTTGAGACACCAAGATTAACACCACCTTCCAAAAGACCTTTGACTATCTGTCCCATCGGAGTGTCGAGTATAGATGCCTTTCCGACCACATCATTTCCTTCCCAACGGAGATCAGTGATGAGGTGCGAAACTTTGTCGAGATTGACGGTTGGACCTTCTGGATGGTTCAACTCGCCAACTGCACGATTCTTTGATACTTGCTCATCAACATACTTCGCAACAGCATTTTCCATTACCTTCTTAGGGTAAATACGACCGTTGCGGTTCTTTGCCTCAGACTGCATGAATACACCTTCGATAGCATACTTCTTAGTACCGTCTGATGCTTTTTCGACGATACATTCGACGTTATGCTCGTTGTATTCAGCAATGAGTTTCATGATAGTTCCTTGATTGCAAGTTGTATTGCTTTCTTCGCATCCCGTTCTGATCGGAATTTATCGAGGTAATCACCATCAATGTGAGCATGAAAGAGATTACGATTATCCTTACGGATTTCATACTTGATTCTCTTTATTCTGCCCGAATCGACGACTTCATCGCTCGATGACTTCTTTTCTCGGATCTGCGTGAAAGTTTTCATAGACTTATTTATACAAAAAAGTTATTCAACTTCTTCTTCTTCGTCTGATTCCTCAAACGAAGACATAAGTTCTGCCTCGATACCGTCCCATTCCTCAGCATCTTGTTCTGCTGCGGCAACTGCGGCATCGAATTCTACTTCTTCTTCCTCGACTTCTGGACTGTAAATCTGAGAGGCGATATTGACCTTCTCGTTTTCTAAGGCATCAGATACCTTGTCAGCCATCAAAGCATCGAAGTGATGCCGCGACTGTGCGAGGTTCTTGTATTGAATTGCTTGAAGCATATCATCCATGTGTGACTGCGTCTCATTCTCTATTTCACTATTCTCTGACATTATGTACTCCATTAACTTTCGTCTTCATGTTTATCGGGATCTACTTCGCCACTGGCGATTTCCTTCTCGATCTCTGCTTTCATATCCCGTCGCTCTTTATCGTCGAACCGGAAGATGTTCTTCATTACCCAATCTCTTGAAAT